GTTGTGATCCCAGACAGTGATGAAGGCCTGGACAAGGCTGGCCGCGCTAAGGAAATGGCGTATCAGACTTTGAAGATTGCCAAAGAGCAAAAGTTGGACATCGAGAAGGCTCTTTTCGATAACCAAGCTCGCTCTGCTGGTTCATCTGCAACAGGTCGTCGTTTAGCTGGCGCTCCTGCATGGATCGTGACTAACGTCGATGCACAGACTGGAAACAGTGGTGCTGATCCTACTGGTGACGGTACTGACGCACGTACAGATGACGGAACTCCAACTGCATTCTCACAGACTAAGTTTGACGCAGTCATGCAGTCTATCTGGGAGCAAGGTGGAAACCCTGACGTTGTATACCTGTCAGCATTCCAAATGAACAAGGCACTTGGCTTCACTGGTATGAACAACCAGCGTTCAACCATCGGTGCTTCTGTTGGTGGAACAAACGCAATTGTGAACGCAGTTGACGTATACGTGACTCCGTGGGGGACAGTCGAGTTCTATCCTACTCGTGAAAACCGTTCACGCGATGTGTTCATCATGCAAAACGAGTTCTGGTCTGTTGGCGTATTGCGTCCAACTAAGAACGTAGAACTTGCTAAGACTGGTGACTCTACCAAGCGTCAGGTTGTTACTGAGTTGACACTTTGCTCTCTCAACGAGAAAGCATCTGGCATCATTGCTGACAACACTGTTTCTTAAGGAGATAAACAATGGCTTCTAACTACGAACGTACTCACGGTGTAACAACCGTAACTAGCGCAACTTTGACAGTTGAAGTAAATGCACACGTTGGTCAACCAATCGTATTAACTCGCGCGGCAGGTGTTACTGCAACACTTCCAGCAGCTACTGGCTCTGGTAACAAGTACGAGTTCATCGGTGGAATCGACGCAACTGGTGACCAGATCATCACTGTGACTGGCGATGACACAATGGCAGGTGTTGCTTACCTCGGTAACGACTCTGCTGGAGCGTCTTGCTTCTACACAGCGGCTGATTCAGACACAATCACTCTGAACGGAACCACTAAGGGTGGCCTGAAGGGATGGCGTGTTGAGTGCCGTGACATTGCTGCGGACACTTGGGCCGTAATCGTCATGTCAGAGGCATCTGGCACAGAGGCTACGCCGTTCTCGGCAGCCTAATGAGTCGGGGGCGAAAGCCCCCGTCTTCTATTTGAGCAAAAGGGAAACACATGGCTAAGTATCTAGTCACGATCAGCACCCTATGGATCGCTGGTCAGAAGTACAGACGCGGGGATATCGTTCAAATCGAAAACCCAAGTCAGTTCGGTGCAAAACTCCAACTTGTTCCAGATCAACCAGAACAACCAAAACGTAAATACACCAGAAAGAAAAAGGTGGAAGCCGAATGAAGATCGGTGAGCAAATTTTATACGATCACTCTGACAACAAAGTTGTCATAAAAAAGACGCATGATGTTAATCCAGAGATGCATCGCGCTCAGATGTTAAAGGATGCTGGATGTGGACAGTCGGGTGAGCATCGCCTGGTTGGGTCAATACCGTTGAATTTAATTGCTGATTGGTGCAAGGAAGCTGGTGTAAAATGGGATGACGTACAAGCCCGCCAGGAAGTTGTGAAGCGCAAAATTCTGTCCGGTGAGTTTGATAAGTTTAGAGTTTGGAAAGGCACTTACTAATGGACGAAATGCTGCTTTGGAATCTGTTGCTAACAGGCTTCATTGGACTGATCACATGGTTTGCACAGTCAATGCACTCAGAGCAGCGCCGCCTTTCTATCTTGCTCAATAGAACCCGCGAGGAAATGGCGAAAGAGTATGTCACCAAGCAAGAGGTTCATAAAGACATGAACCGAATCCTTGATCGGATTGAAGTCCTAGACGCTAAATTAGACAGGTTCCTGGAGAACAGGGCAGTCTCATGATTTTTGAGGCCATAGCTGCGGTCAAAGTTGCAAATGACGCAATTGCAGCAATCAAGGAGATGGCCGGAAATGTTCAGTCTGTTGGAGATTTTGGCAAGCACATAACCCGCCTGACCGAAGCAGAAGAGGCAATACAAAAGAAAGCAGACGATGGATGCTTAGAATCTTTCATGGAACTTGAGAAAATCAAGAACCATAAAGAAAGTATTAAGACCATGATGATTTACTCTGGCAGGTCTGGACTCTACGAAGATTTTTTAAGGCATCAAAGAATCCATAAAGAGCGCAAGGAAAATGAACGCAACCGCATTGCAGCCAAAAAAGCCCGTAAAAAAAGACTCATTAAGGAATGGTGTCTCGGTCTTGGCGTTGGGGCTTTGCTTCTTTCTGGCATTGGGGTTATTTTTCTCATACTTTATTGGGTGATGAAGCATGGCAATTAAGTATCGTGGCGAGACGTTTAGCGGCTACAACAAGCCAAAGCGAACGCCAGGTAAGTCAAAGAAATTCGCTGTCTTAGCTAAAGAAGGCGAGACAGTAAAACTTGTTCGTTTTGGTGACCCAGACATGAGCATCAAAAAGAACCAACCGGCTAGAAAGAAGTCATACTGCGCTCGATCTAGTGGAATCAAAGGGGCCGATAGTAAGCTGTCAGCAAACTACTGGTCACGCAAAAAGTGGAACTGTTAGGAGATTAACATGGCAATGTACGGTAAAGGTAAAGGCAAAATGGCTGCTGGTAAGAATATGGCAAAGAAGGGTAGAACATGCCCAGGCTGCCCATCACCACGCGCATGCACAGCCGCTGGCAAGTGCAAGAAGACTGGCAAGCGACTCGCGTAATGCCATTGATACGGGGGTACTCTCAGAAGTCGATTTCTGAGAATATCCGCAAACTCAAGGCTGAGGGCAAGCCAAACAAGCAAGCCCAGGCGATTGCTTTGGATATAGCAAAGAGGGCGAAACGTGGCCGCAAAACCAAAAAAGCCTAAGTCTTCCAAGAAGAGTCCAGAGCCAAAGAACAAGGCTCTGTATTCTCGCGTCAAATCAGAGGCAAAAAAGAAGTTTGACACCTACCCTAGTGCGTATGCAAATGCGTGGCTTGTGCGGGAGTACAAGAAGCGTGGAGGCACATACGCATGAGTCTCACTAAATGGTTCAACCAGGAATGGGTGCGGATTGGCACTGACGGCAAGATTCTCGGATCGTGTGGTAAGAAAGAAGCGCAGAGCAACCCTGCTAGGTGTTTGCCAAGGGCCAAGGCTGAGTCATTGAGTAAGGCTGAACGTGCAGCAACTGCTCGCAAGAAAAAGCGAGCCGGAGCAAAAGGGAAGACTGTCGTTGCGAACACGCGGAAGGCTAAGGTCAGGAAGTAGTGGGATGCCTAGGATCTGCACCTACAAGTATACACATCACATGTATACATCGGATTGCGGAAACACGACTATCTATCGCCCAATAGCGCGTTGCGACAAATGTGGCAGGAAGCCGCAAGAAAACAAAAACGCAGAACAACAGGAAGACGAGAGCAACCAGGCTGATATGCCTAGGGAGTAAAAATGTGGATACTGTTTGTGATTTTTTTAGAGGCTGACCGGTATATGGTTGCACCTCAAGGCGTTTATCCGTCAATGGCGGACTGTTTTGAAGCGCGTGAGTTTGTAATGCAAACTGCACCACAACCTAAGATTAATTATGATGCGATCTGCATACAGACAGATCATGAAATAGGAGGCGTATGATGCTCGGTGTGATCGGCAAAATACTTGGATCAGGTGATGTCATCAAGAAAGGCATGGACCTCATTGACGATATGCACACCTCAGATGAAGAGGCTATTGCCGCTAAGTCTAAAGCGAAAATAGACCTCATGAATGCGTACGCTCCCTTCAAAATCGCCCAACGCTACTTGGCGTTAATGTTTGGGTTCACATTTTTGTTAACTTATGCTCTGGTTTTGACGATGACGATTTTGGGCCAAGGCGATCCAGACGCAGTAACAAAGGTCATGGATCAGTTCAGCATTAATTATGCCATGCTGATTATCTTAGGTTTCTACTTTGGTGGAGGAGCCGTTGAAGGATTTATGGAGAAACGTAAGAAATGACTTGGGAATCACCTTATTTCAGTAAGGAAGAGATGCGATGTCAACATACTGGATTGGACGGGATGGACGCAGACTTTATGGGCAAGCTCACAGAGTTACGTGCAGCCTATGCGAAACCTATGCGCGTGACATCGGCATACAGACACCCGACACATCCAATCGAGGCAAAAAAACCTCAAGGAAAAGCAGGATCACATTCGACAGGCCGCGCTGTCGATATTGCGGTGGAGCGTGGTGATGCGTGGAAGTTATTGCATTTAGCGATGGCAATGGGATTCACAGGGATTGGGATAAATCAAAAGGGCGGTGGCCGCTTTATACATTTAGACAACATAAGACCTGGGGAGTTTGATCGGTTTTTAAGACCGACAGTCTGGAGTTATTGACAATTGAGGGGGAACCATGTCAATCGATCCACGCCTATTAGAATTTTGCGATTCTGATACTCAACGAGAAATTATCCAGACCGTTATTGATGTCGGGGGCCAGAGAGAGGCCGCAAGACGACTCGATAAAGCATACGGCACTATCGCTAACACAATTGCGACGATTAAGAGAAACGCTGAGAGGCGCGGATATTCCCCAGAGCATGATTTAACTCATGTATTACCAGAATCACTTACCCTGAAGGGAACAAGCACCCTGTATCATCATCAGAAAGGTCAGATGATGCAATGGGTGAAAACCCAGGCAGATAAAGAAGTACAAGCAAGACAAGTATTAGAGGGCATCAGAGATGCGTTGGAGCAATACAGAGGAACTAGCGAGCCGGTACACCATATTGGCTTCAGCACTGAGGACTGCCTCACGGCATACGTTATGGGCGATGCTCACTTTGGAATGCTGGCTCATAAAGATGAAACTAAAATTGATGATTTTGATTCGGAGATCGCGTACCGGGTTATGCAAGGTGCTGTCGATTACTTGGTGCATGCTGCGCCGCCTACGAAAAACGCTATGTTCGTTAATGTCGGGGACGCGCTACACGTTGATAACAGATCTAACAAAACGCCAGGACACGGGCATCCGTTAGACGCAGACTCTCGGTTTTACCGGATCACTAAAGTGTTCGTAATGGCGATGATTCACGCGATTAGGCGCATGCTTGAGAAGCACGAGTCCGTCACTGTGTTTAATGCAGCAGGTAACCACGATCCAGACTCCACTCAGTGGATTCAACTTGCGCTGTCGCTTTACTTTGAGAGCGAGCCAAGGGTTGATATTGTCCAAGATCCTGGACACTACCAGCACTATACGTTCGGAAGGGTACTACTAGGTGTTACGCATGGCGATGGAGCGAAAATGGAAGAACTGCCTAACATTATGGCTCATTTGTGGCCTCAAGATTGGGGGCAGACAGTACACCGTCATTGGCTTACGGGTCACATCCATCACAAGACGGTCAAAGAGTTCAACGGGTGCAAAGTGGAAAGTTTCAATACTCTAGCCCCATCAGATGCCTGGCATGCCAAGTCGGGATACTTTGCAGCGCGTGAGATGCACTCAATGACGTTTCATGCTGAACACGGCCTTGTGGCAAGAAACATATGTCCTGTTGGTTTAGCACACAGTTAGTGTTGTATTTGTAAACACATTATGTTTTACTGTCCCTGTTGTTAATCAATGGGGGTTTTAATATGACACTAGCAGCAGAAATCTGGACAACATTGTCCAAAATCAACGTCAACGAAAACATCGAGAAGAAAGGCAATCTGTCTTATCTATCCTGGACCTGGGCGTGGTCCAAACTCATGGAACACTTTCCTGACTCCTACTATCACTTTGAAGACTACAAGCTGGAAGACGGTACAGTCGAGGTCACTTGCATCCTGTCTATCCATAAAGGCGATCAATCGGTCAGCCGTCACATGTGGCTGCCTGTTATGGATCATCGCAATAAAGCGATAATCAATCCTGATTCTCGCCAAGTCTCAGATGCAAAGATGCGTTGCCTTGTGAAGACAATGGCAATGTTTGGCCTTGGTCATTACATCTACGCTGGAGAGGATATTCCGTCTGCCGAAAAGGATCGCCAAAAGCG